TCCTCGGACAAGACTCGTGTGTGCGTGTGTATGTGTGCTTTTTTTAATCCTTCATCTTGTTCATATTGTTTTTTTTCTTCTTCTTCTTCTTCGCTTTCGTCGGTGCGTTCATTTGGGATTTTTTTTTTAAGAAAGAATCCGTAAGAATTATTCCCTCCAATGAGCTATGGAATATTTCTTTTTCATTTAGGAAAAAAAAAGAGGGTTTGTGTGTTTTTTTTTGTCTCGTCGATGATTTTTTTTTCTGGTATAGATGTATATAACACAAAACCCCAAAAAAACCTTCTTCACACCCTCACAAACCCCCCTTCTTTTCCTCTTCCCTTTTCTATAATCTATAAACAAAAATGGCTGGTGGTCTTCTTCAACTCGTCGCATATGGTGCTCAGGATGTTTACCTCACTGGATCCCCCGAAATCACTTTCTGGAAGGTCTCTTATCGCAGACACACCAACTTTGCTATGGAATCCATTGAACAGACATTCAATGGCCAGGCGGATTTTGGTCGTCGCGTGACCTGCACTATTTCTCGTAATGGTGATCTTATCTACCGTACTTACCTTCAGGTCACTCTTCCCGAGATTAGCCAGGATATGGCCAAGTCCGGTGATGATGGTGTCTACGCCCGCTGGCTCGACTACCCCGGTGAACAGCTCATTGCCTCCGTCGAAGTTGAAATCGGTGGTCAGCGCATTGATCGTCAGTATGGTGACTGGATGCACATCTGGAACCAGCTCACCCAGTCCTCCGAGCAGCAGCGTGGATACTACAAGATGATTGGTCACACCACCCAGTTGACCTACATCACCGATCCTACTTTCGCTGCCATCTCGGGTCCCTGCTCTGCCACCGGCGGCCCCGCCCAGGTTTGCGCTCCTCGCAATGCTCTTCCCGAGACCACTCTTTACGTGCCCCTCCAGTTCTGGTGGTGCAAGTCTCCCGGTCTTGCTCTTCCTCTTATTGCCTTAACATCTGCAGGGCAGAAAAACGGCGTACCCAAAGTGTCTGAGCCCCGCTTTGGACAAAATTACTTGCGACCTCAGCGTGCATTTGACGAAAATCGAACAATGCACGAGTTCCTGCCGTTAGTCTCGTCGGTATCCTGCTGCTGCTAATCTTAAAACAGCAAAAAAAAACAACAAGAACGAGAAGAAACAAAAAGGCAAAACGTCTTTTTCGCTCTCATTGTGTTATATATATGTTTTGAGATTGGCCTGCCAGCGAGGGATCAACATGAGGCGACACCTTCAAATTGCTGAAAGTCCGTAAAGCCGTTTTTTTTTCTGGATACCAAACATGATCAACGAAAGTTTCATGTGGCTGAGAGATGGAACTCAGGTAGGGTGACAATTCCACGGATGCGGATGAAAAAGATTCATCATCCAAAATCGGTAATCAGCAGCAAAGCTCCTAAGTTCGAATAATGATGAGAATATGGAGAATGTTCAACGACTAAACGTTGGTGGACCTTAGGGAATGTCATCATCCATTCCTGTTTGAAAGGTTTAAGATATAGTCTACTCCCTGGCCCGGCCCCATTGGGCCGTCTTTGTGTGATACCTTGTTTTATTTTTTGTAAAAAAGGCGTTGATTCGCGCACACAAATCGTTCAGAGCCAAAGAAATATCCTGAAAAGGAGGGTACTTCGTGAATTGTGCAGTATCACGAAATCCGTATCAACGTCGACTTCCGCCCTCTCGGCGAAGTTCTCTGGGCCGTCAAGTCTCTCACCGCCACTTCCGGTACCCAGTCTTCCACCACTTGCTACCAACAATCTCTCGTCGCCGCCTCCCTCTACATTGATTATATCTTTTTGGATACCGAGGAGCGCCGCAAGTTCGCCCAGAACCCTCATGAGTACATCATTGAACAGGTTCAGTTCACCGGTGACGAATCCGTGGGTTCCTCCTCCAACAAGATCAAGCTCAACTTCAACCATCCTTGCAAGGAACTCATCTGGGTCGTCCAGCCCGATGCCAACGTCGATTACTGCTCTTCCCTCGAGGGAGGCAATCTCCTCTACAAGGCCCTCGGCGCTCAGCCTTTCAACTACACCGATGCCATTGATGCTCTTCCCAATGCCATCCACGCCTTCGGTGGTCAGTCTGCCGTCAAGGGTACCAATGCATTCATCAATGCTTCGGGTCTTTTCGAGATGGCCGGCGCCGCCGACAACAACGCCACCGGCGCGGCTACTTCCCAGATGTGGCAGAACAACGCCCAGACCGCATTCGATCAGGCCTTCTACGATTCCGCCTACACCGCGGGTTCCGAGGGTCTTGGTTCCTACGTCTCCGATGCCGGCACTTTCGTCCTCGCCGAGACCGCTCTCGATATGCACTGCTGGGGTGAGAACCCCGTTGTCACCGCCAAGCTCCAGCTCAACGGCCAGGATCGTTTCTCTGAGCGCGAAGGTACCTACTTCGACCAGGTCCAGCCTTGGCAGCACCACTCTCGCTCCCCCGACACTGGTATCAACGTCTACTCCTTTGCGCTCCGTCCCGAAGAGCACCAGCCTTCTGGCTCTTGCAACTTCTCCCGTATTGACAACGCGACGCTTCAGCTTGTCCTCTCGGCCAACACCGTCTCCGGTACGGCCACTGCCAAGGTACGTGTGTATGCACTAAATTACAATGTCCTTCGATGCATGTCCGGTATGGGTCCGGGATACAACAATGTACTCAGTTTCGTGTTCTCTCCGCATGGTCCCATTTTCTTCGATTCCCAAAAAGAGAAAATGGTTCCATGCGAAAACCAAAGAAACGAAAGTACGCGCGTTGTGTTAGCCGAGCCCAAGTCGCTTCAAAAGAGCGGCTAGTCGCAAAAACAAAAAAAGAATTTTGCGGCAACACCTCCAAATTGCGGGAAACTCTCGTTCAGGTTTTGACTACTAAGTTCGCGCGCGAAACGCCGCGGATGGCGGTTGCTAATCCCAACCGGTACAGTAAAAAGGTCAAAAATAGAGACAATCCGCAGCCAGTCACCTAAACCCGTTAGGTTTCTTTTTTTGAAAAAAAGGAGAAAACCACGATGAGGGCATGGTGGCGGTTCAACGACTAAATGCTGGTGGGGGTGAGGAGTCTAATCAGCTCCCATGAACCCTTAAGATATAGTCTATTCCCCCGGGAGACCGGGCGCGCCCTTTAGCAAGGCACGGTTCAAAGATGTTCGGCGGAAATGCCTTACGGAGAATGGTATCAAAGGGGCTTGCTTATTCGAACTAGTTTATGTACGCAGTTGTATGTATGGTATTTTTTCGATCCTAATTGTTGCCCAATTTTGCGGCAGCATGGTTTTTCTCTCCAGACTTTATTTCTTTTAACAACTAAAACTAAGTAAGCCAGAATAGTACACGAACTCACTTTTTTCTTTTTTTTTAAAATAGTACATTGATTTCCATCCCAAAACAGACGGATGGAAATCAAGTTAGTCCAAAATACCTTGTTTTCTTTAAAAAATTATTGCTAGCATATTGCTATCTACAGGCTAGCATTTTTTTGCGTCAAACATGCGATCGTAGACTTTCTTGATGTGGGCGACAAAGTCCTCATATTTCGCATCCTTCTTGATCATGTTGCATGTCGTGCAACAGGAGCGGACGTTTTCCATCGTGTATCCAAGGTCGTTGTCAAAACGATCGATGCCGTTATGGTAGGTATCGGTGGAGGATTTCCCACAGAGGTAGCAGTCCAAACGACTGATCGCATCATACTCGCGTTCGGAAATAGCCACGAGGAGATTTCGATACTTGGCACCTTCTTTCAAGTTTTTAAAAGACGTCGAAGTCTTGTAGAAAAGTTCACCGTGAAGTTGACCATTGGCTCCACATAGTCTTGTCGCCAGATGCTCCACCACGTGGAGACATTCTTCCAGACTGCGTTCGCCAACGACCGGTGGCTTTGCAAGTGGCGAACATTTCTTGCAACAAGCGAAGAGATTTTCCGCACGGAATTCATCTCTGTCGTCGATTCTATACAAACTGTGGTATCCTCGTTCTTTCAAATCACCACACAACAGACACGGACGAACCACCAATTCCTTCCATTCTGTCTCAGAAAGGATGGACACGACAGGATCGACTTTTTTCGAGACAGTTTCGCAAAACAATCTATACCCTCGTTTGAAATCCTGGTCCAGACCCCATTCGCGGCATTTTTTGCAAGTCAAAGCGAGACCCTCGCCAGTGGCCGAGGGAGACTTGATGAAGTGGTCGCGCGGATACTCGGTGGCGCAACGAGTGCAGACAAGGACGTCGACTCCGAACGCGCCGGCGCCGGCACCCGCACCGGACTCCTCGTCCTCCATGCGCGCACGTTTCTCTCTGGCCTCGACACGCTCTCGGGTTTCGCTGGCGCGCTCCTCGGCGCGACAGGAATCGCATTTCTTGAAAGGATAGTCCGGTGGGAGCACCGAACGACAGCCGCGTACATGTTGAAGACACACTTTGTTACCGTCGAGACGAACTTCGTCGAGCCACTCTTGCATTCGGCGATGCGTCCCGCAGTATTTTGACCCTTCCTGGATCTTGAATTGACAGCGTCCCTCGCCGCAGCAGCCACCTTCAAATGCGCACAGCCTAACAGAAGCACGTACGGCTTTACGGTTTTCACAACCGCGCGAACGGCATTTGGCACAGGTTCGCAAGGTCTCGCCGGTTGTCTCGTCCGATGCCTTCTCGCCCCCAGGACCAAAGAAGAAATGGCGCGAACACCCTTTGCACATTGCGGTCTGACTGAGCATTTCCATGGTGTAGTCCGCCATGTACTGGTGCGAACGTTGGCAAAATCGCGCCCCACCGACGGCGGTGAGCGCATCGACTCCTTTGGGGAGTTTGTTGCGGCACTGATCGCCGTGACGGTCGGTCGCCAGGCACTTGCACGGGTTGATGTTGATGGTTCCGTATTGCATGTCGAGAAACCAAAGGATAGTTTTGTGAGTCGGAGAGTCGGTGTGACTTATCCGAGAGCAATATTATTATTATTTTTTTCTATATAGATGCACAGTCATAAAATAATAGTCAATCGTAACAATCGTAAAACAAATAGCCGGGACAGAAGAAATGGGAAGATATATGCTGTTTATCGATGATCGCGAGTATACGCACTTTGAACTCGCCCTCCCGGAAGGAAATCAACGGGTCGCCATCGACGACCATCTTCCCCCGGGATTTGATCCCTATTCCCGCCGTTATTTCAATCGCGACGTTCTTGAAATCACGGACGAGAATCATAGTTGTATACGTCTCATTCATTCCGCCGTACGGACGGCAGAGTATCTTGCCGGCATTTTGTTTTTAGAAGACGGGAAAACCTACGGCCGCGATCTGAAAAAACGTCCGATGTACCGCTGCATCCCCGACGACAAACGTATTCCGGTATTTCTGGTTCCGTATGAACCTCGCGCCGTCGGATTCTCCAAACGCATGATGAATAAATATGTTCTTTTTCGATTCGAATCCTGGACGGCGGAGCAAGACCATCCCCGGGCGAAATTGGTGGAGACACTGGGAGATGTCGACCAACTGGACGCGTTTTATTCGTACCAAATGTATCGCCGGTCGCTGCACGTGTGCATGAAAGCCTTTTTTCGCCGCGCCCAAGAAGCCATGCGAACTTCTTCGTCGTCGTGGGACGAAGACATCTTAAAACATCCCGGCGAATTGATTGAGAATTTCACCCAGAAGAAGAAGAACCCGCGCATTTTCACCATTGATAATGCGCGCACCACGGATTTCGATGACGCGTTGAGCATTTCTCCGTCGGGATCGGTCGTTTCCGT